CTATTGATTAAGAGTCAACTGCTCTACCAACTGAGCTAACGGCCCGTGAAACTCAGACGCACATTGTAGCGTGCTTTCTGTTTATTGCAATACCGTTTCGGCTGCGCCGATGCGGTTGAATCAGTGGGGTGGCTGAGGGGATTCGAACCCCCGACCACCGGAATCACAATCTGATTCCGCTGATCTTGAACCCCAGCAAGTGCAAGCACTTACGAGACGCACATCGTAACAGGTGACATCACGGGTGACAACTAGGTGACGCCTAGTGCCGTCACAGGTGACGCGAGGTGACGCCGAATAAAGTGGTCATCTTCGGCGGACCTCTCCTAGGACAACCATTCAGAACTACTCATTGCTGTTCACCACCGAGGACTACTACAGTTCCACATAGGTCCACCCAGGACCAACAACCGAACCACTCAGGACCGTACCGGGCAGCCCCCGGTGCGGTCCTCCCGTTTTGACTTTTGCATCCCCCGAGGGCAAACGATGACGACTTGGCAAGAGAACGACCTGCACGCCGCCCAGCTCGAACTGGAGAAGGAAAGCACCAGCCTGGGCATTGCCCGCTACGAGAAGATCAGGGAGCAGCGCCAGGAGGCCGAGACCGGCCCCGGCCGCAAGCTGGTCATGGAGAGCATCGACGCCACCGCCGCCGCGATCATGGCGTTCGTGGCCGAAGCCGACACCGGCAAGCCGGGCAAGCGCCACGCCGCCCTCAAGTTCATCCGCCACCTGAACCCCCACGCCCTCGCCTATCTGACCAGCTTCACCTGCGTCAACGCGCTGGTCGCCGATCACCGCAAGGCGGTGTCCGTGGCGATCACCCTGGGCCACGAGGTAGCCAACGAGATCAACTTCTCCCTGCTCCGCGAGAAGCACCCCGGCCTGTACCGGGTGGTCCAGGAGCAGCTCAAGAAGTCCACCTCGGCCCGGCACTCCACCGCCGTCATGCGGCACGTCATCGCCGACGCCGAGTTCGCCCCCGAGGACGACAAGCGCCTCTACCTGTCCGACAAGGACGCGCTGCTGGTGGGCATGAAGCTCATCGAGCTGTTCGTCGAGGCGACCGGGCTGGTCGAGCTGGTCACCGTGGCCGAGCGTGGCAAGCGCCACCTGCTCATCGCCGGGAATCAGAAGGTGCTCGACTGGCTGACCAAGGCCCACGACAGCGCCGCCCTGTACCAGCCGGTGCTGATGCCGATGGTCGTCCCGCCCCGTCCGTGGACCACGCCCCGCGACGGCGGCTACCTGACCGACATCGGCGGCCGGGCTGACCTCGTGCGTACCCGCAACCGCGCCTACAAGCGCGAGCTGGCGCTGGTCGATATGCCCAACGTTTACCAGGCCCTCAACGCCATCCAGGCAACCGCCTGGAAGGTGAACGTGCCCGTCCTGGAGGTCATGCGCGAGCTGTGGAACGCAGGCGGCGGTGTCGCCGGGCTTCCGGAGCGCGAGCTGATGGACCTGCCGAGCCGCCCTGCCCTGCTGGAGACCGACCCGGACTACTTCAAGGAGCACCACGCCGACGAGTTCAAGGAATGGAAGCGCGACCGCGCCAAGGTCTACGAGGCCAACGCACGCAGCGTGTCCACCCGCCTCGCCGCCGCGCAGAAGATCGCCCTGGCGGAGAAGTTCGCCGAGTACCCCGCGATCTACTTCCCGCACAACCTCGACTTCCGCGGCCGGTGCTACCCCCTGCCCCCGACGCTGACCCCGCAGGGTGATGATGCGGCCAAGGGCCTGCTGACGTTCGCCCAAGGTGTGCCGCTCGGCGAGCACGGTGCCTACTGGCTCGCCATCCACGTCGCCAACTGCTTCGGCGTGGACAAGGTGTCGTTCGAGGAGCGCGTGGCCTGGGTGCGCGAGCACGAGGAGCAGATTCTCGACAGCGCCCTCGATCCGCTGGACGGCCAACGCTTCTGGATGGACGCCGACAGCCCGTTCTGCGCGCTGGCCGCGTGCTTCGAGTGGCTCGGCTACAGCCTCAACGGCCGCGATCACGTCTCCCATCTGCCCATCGCGCTCGACGGCTCCTGCAACGGCCTCCAGAACTTCTCGGCCATGCTCCGCGACTCCGTGGGCGGCGCAGCCACCAACCTGATCCCGCAGCCGAAGCCCGCCGACATCTATTCGCGCGTGAAGGACGTGGCCCAGGAGAAGCTGCGCGCCCGTGCCGAAAGCGGCGACCCGCTGGCGATCAAGCTGGACGGCCAGCTCACCCGCGACATCGTGAAGCAGCCGGTGATGACGCTGCCCTACGGCGTCACGAAGTCGGGCATGCGCGCCCAGGTGCTCTCCAAGTTCAAGAAGCTGGGCATGGAGGACGATTGGGAGACCGCCGAGTACCTGGCGACCCTGCTATGGGAGTGCATTGGCGAGGTGGTGATCGCAGCCCGCGCGGCGATGGACTGGCTGCGTGACGCCTCCAAGGTCGCCTCGTCGGCAGACCTGCCGGTGAGCTGGACGACCCCTGCTGGCTTCCCGGTCCTCCAGGAGTACCGCGAGGAGGAAGGCGTCCGCATCCGGCCGCACGTCGGAGGCCGCGAGGTGAATTTAGTGGTCAACATCGGCGGTACTAAGCTCGACCGTCGCAGGCAGACCCTCGGGATCAGCCCGAACTTCGTCCACTCCTGCGACGCCAGCCACATGATGCTGACCACCTGCCTCGCGGCAGAGAACGGCATCGAGTCGTTCGCAATGATCCACGACTCCTACGGTACGCACGCAGGCCAGGCAGCAATCCTCGCCGCCGCACTCCGACAGGCGTTCGTCGATCAGTACAGCGGCGACGTACTGGCCGACTTCCGACAGCAACTCGTCGAGCAGCTCCCGCCAGAAGCGGCAGAGAAACTCCCACCCCTCCCGCCGCATGGCGACCTGGACCTCAGCCTGGTGCTGGAGTCGCGCTATTTCTTTGCCTAGTCCATCCCCCTTTGGCAATTGATACCCCAAACGAGAACATCCACATGAGCATCAACTACCAGCACGCACTGAACACCTACGTTGCTCAGGACCACTTCGGTGTGGTCCTCGGCATCTACAACCCGGCCGAACACGGCACGGTCGAGGAGTTCAAGCACCGCATGACGGAGCTGCACGCAGGTGCGTGATCGCGTCATCGACGGACTGCACTCACGTTCTGCCGAGAGCGCCGCACGCGGCGCTTTCGTCGTGATCGACAGCGTGCAGTCCCTCGGCCACCCGGCCGATCAGGTGATCGGCTTGGCGTGTGCCTTCAAGAACTTCTGCGAAGTGCTCAGCCTCGATCCGATGGAAGTGCTGCGGGTCGTCTCGCGCATGGAGCAGGACTGCCGCTACCGGCAGGTCAACACCCTCAACGCCGTGCGCCGCTACGCGGAGCGCGAGCTGAAACCGCACTACCCGTGATGCGTGACCCGATCACCGACGCCTTCATCGACGAGGCGCTCATCGGCTTCGACATCGACGAAGCCTTCGGCATTTCCGCCGACACCCCGCTGACCGCCGCCGCTGACCTGTGGCGCGCGGGCATCTATCTCCCGACCAACTACGAGACCGACAACTGATGGCAACCAAGAAGCGCGAACGATTCGTCTCCCCCAAGGGCACCGCCGTGTGGCCGCGCCTGAACGAACCGGACACCAAGTTCAAGCCGGAAGGCGAATACACCGTGAGCCTGGCGTTCGACCCGAACGACAAGGACTTCAAGGCGCTGGCGAAGAAGCTGGAAACCCGGCGCGACGAGCTGTTCCAGGAGTTCCTGAGCGAGAACCCGAAGAAGAAGAAGGGTGCCGAAGTGGCCCCGGTGTTCACCGAAGAAACCGACGAGAACGGCGATGACACCGGCCGCGTGCTGGTGAAGTTCAAGATGAAGGCCAGCGGCGTCAGCAAGCGCACCGGCAAGAAGTTCACCATGCGCCCGGACATCTTCGACGCCCGCGGCAAGAAGATCGACAACCCGCCGCAGATCGGCGGCGGCAGCGAACTCAAGGTCTCCTACGAGATCGGCGGCTCGTTCGTCGAATCGGCCAAGAAGTTCTACCTGACCTGCTACATGGTCGCCGTCCAGGTGATCGAGCTGGTCGAGTTCGGCCAGCGCAATGCCAAGGACTACGGCTTCGGCGAGGAGGACGGCTACGAGGCCGCCGACAGCGCGCCATTCAGCGACAGCGATGACGACTCGGACGACGACAGCGACTCCGACGACGAGGGCGATGACGGCGACTACTGATCCGCTGTCGGTCATCGTGAACACCGCGAGGGGGGCCAAGCATTTGGCCTCCCTCACGTTCCCGTTTGACCCGGTGCCCGCCTCGCGCCCGAAGGTTTCGCGCTGGGGCGTCTACTACGGCAAGACCTACAAGACCTGGAAGGAAGCCGCAGAGAAGCATCTGCCAGCCGGTGACCTGGACCTGTCGCCGACCGATCCGGTTTTAGTGGTCATCATCGCGGTATGCAAACGCGCCAAGACCTCGAAGGCCGCGTTTCCCAAGGGCGACGTGGACAACCTCGCCAAGGGGCCGATGGACGTTGTGACCAAAGCCACCGGCTATTGGGCCGACGACAAGCAAGTCATGTGGCTGCTCTCCGGTAAGCGCTGGGCGCAGCCGGACGAAGAACCACGCACCGAAGTCCACCTCTACAAACTCTAAGTGCGCCTCAAACCTCTGGAATCGGTAGAGGCGCTGTTCGTCCTCGCCAGCATGACCCGCCCCGAGCAGGTCACGACCGGCGAAGAACTCGCACGCCTGCACCGCTCGCAGGGCTACTCGAAGATCGCCGTCCACTTCGTCATCGAACGTGACGGCTCGATCTACGACGGTCGCCCGCTGAATCAGCCCGGCGCTCTCGCCGGTAAGCACAACCAATCCGCATACCAAGTCTGCCTCCTGGGCGGCGTCAACGACGCCATGCAGCCCGAGGACAACTTCACCGAAGCCCAACACGCCGCGCTGCGACGCCTGCTCGCCGCCTACGGCAAGCCCGTCGTGTGGGCACCTGACTTCCCTCGATAGGAGAACGAAACGTGAAACCGCTGCCCCCGCAAACCCAGGTCGTCCTGGATCACCTGCGTCGCCACTCGCACCTGACCTCGTGGCAGGCCGAAGGCGTCTACCGCATCCGCCGCCTCGCCTCGCGCGTCGATGAGCTGCGCGCTGCTGGCTTCGAGATCGAAACGCAGACCTGCGAGGACGCCTCGGGGCAGCGGTACACGCGCTATCGCCTGTCGCGCCGTCAGCGCCGCAGCAAGGCTCCGCTCCTGGAAGCGCGCCGCGCTCCGAAGCAGTACCGCGTCGATGCGCTGCTCCAGCTGTATCGCAACTACTGCACCGACGAGCTTGGCCTCGACGCCAACGATGCGACCGAAGAAGTCGCCGCATTCACCAAGTTCCTGCTGGAGAAGAACGCATGACCAACACCGCCACCACCGTCATTCCGTCCGCGATGCGCCTGGCTTTCGAGCGCGCATGGGCGCGCGCCGACAAGCCCTTCCGCGGCCTGGGCCGCACCGTCAAGGGTGCGCTGAATCGTCGCCTCGGCATTTCCTACCGCAAGCGCATGTGGTCCGTGGAGCGTGCAAAGCGCTGACTCCGAATACCTCCACAAAGAGCCGTGCCCGAACTGCGGCAGCAAGGACAACCTTGCGCGCTACAGCGACGGGCACGGCTACTGCTTCGGCTGCGGTCACTACGAGCCAGCCGAAGGCGAGGAGGTCTCTCAACCCACCAGCAGGAAAACCATGAGCGACTTTGCGAAGGGTGAACCGCAAGCCCTGGCGAAGCGCGGTATCACTGAGGAAGCATGCCGTAAGTACGGCTACTGGATCGGCAAGGACAAGCACGGCAAGACCGTGCAGATCGCCAACTACAAGCGCGATGGCGGCATCGTCGCGCAGAAGCTCCGCTACCCCGACAAGAAGTTCTCGTTCATCGGCGACTCGAAGGCGTGCGGGCTGTTCGGCCAGCACCTCTACGAACCGGGGCGACGCCTCGTCATCACCGAAGGCGAGATCGACGCGCTCTCTGTGGCGCAGGCACTTGGCCTCCGCTGGCCGGTGGTGTCCGTCCCGAACGGGGCGCAAGGCGCAGCCAAGTCCATCAAGCGCGAGCTGGAGTGGGTCAACGGCTTCGACGAGGTTGTGCTCATGTTCGATATGGACGAACCGGGCCAGGCCGCCGCGCAGGAAGTGGCGCTGCTGCTTACTCCCGGTAAGGCCAAGATCGCACAGCTCCCAGCGAAAGACCCGAACGAGCTGCTCCAGCGCGGCGACGCCGAGGCGATCACTCGCGCCATCTACGAAGCGCAGACCAAGCGCCCCGATGGCGTGGTGACGTTCGGCTCCCTCAAGGAGAAGGCACTCAAGCCGGTCTCGATGGGCATGCCCTGGCACGACCCACGCCTCACCGCGCTGACCTATGGCAAGCGGTACGGCGAGGTCTACACCTTCGGCGCAGGCACCGGCATCGGCAAGACCGACTGGCTGATGGAGGAAGCAGCCTTCATCGCGCAGGAAACCGGCGACCGTGTTGGCCTGTTCTTCCTGGAGCAGCAGCCGGTCGAGACGGCGAAGCGCATGGCAGGCAAGGTTGCAGGCCGCCGCTTCCACGTTCCCGATGGGAGCTGGACGCAGGAGGAACTGGAAGCCGCGTTCGAGATTCTCGACAAGGGCCAGGTGTTCATCTACGACCACTTCGGCTCGTCCGAGTGGGACGTGATCGAAGCCAAGATGGCCCACATGGTTGTCGCCGAGGGCGTCAAGCACATCGTCCTCGACCACCTCACGTCGTTCGCGGCCGGGGCCGAGGACGAGCGGAAGATGCTGGAGGACACGATGGCGAAGATCGCGCAGTTCGCGCAGCGCCACCTCATCTGCATCTACCTGGTCTCGCACCTCGCCACGCCGGAAGGCAAGCCACACGAGGAAGGCGGGCGCGTGATGCTCCGCCACTTCAAGGGCAGCCGCGCGATTGGCTTCTGGACGCACTTCGCGTTCGGCCTGGAGCGCAACACGCAGGCCGAGAATGAGGCCGAGCGCAACTGCACGACCTTCCGCGTCCTCAAGGATCGCTTCACCGGCCAGTCGAACGGCCAGGTTCTCTACTACAGCTACGACCACGCATCCGGCCGTCTGCTCAATGCAGATGCTCCGGGCGAACACGGCGACTTCGCCGACGAGTCATCCGATGTATCCACCTCCGACTACTGACGGCCGCTCGGTCGTTGGCTTCATTCCAGCTGATGCGCCGCTCTCCTTCGCTGAGAGCCTCGTTCTCCCCTACCAACTCCCGCGCTCCGACCAAGCCTGCCGTGTCATGTACGGCAAGCCTGGGCGGCGCGTGGTCATCCACATCAAAGCCGAGGAACTACCCCAATGAAAGAGATCGTCGCCATCGCAATCGACCTGCTGACCGCTCCGTTCCGCAAGGACACCGTGACCGACGTGGTGAAGGTGCTGGAGGGCCAGGTGGACAAGCTGTTCAAGATCAGCGCCGACCGCATCGCCACCGCCTCGACGCTGCGCGACAAGGCCGATGTCCTGCACTCGCAGGCCGACGAGCACGAGGAAGAAGCCGAGCGCGCACTGCGTGTCGCCGAGCGCTTCACCAACCTGATCCGCTAAGGGACCAACCATGACTGCCGAGCAACACGCTCGGTCCCTGTTCGACGTGTTGCCGGCCGAAGTCCGCCACCTGGTCATCCTGGGTGGCGGAAGCCTGCGCGCGTTCTACGACGGGACCGAAATCAAGGACATCGACTGCTTCTTCGTGTCACTTGCGAGCTACACCTACGTGGCCGCGTACCTGAGCGGCCGTGGCGACTGGACCAGCGAAGCCGCCCCGAACGGTATCCGTAACTTCCGCTCGCCCGAGGGTCACCTCGTGAGCCTGATCGGCTTCGAGTTCGGCACGCCGCACGAGCACTGCGCCCGCTTCGATCTGCGGTGCTGCGCCCATGTCGCCATCTACGAACCCAGCACCGACGAGGTGGTGGTCGTATCCCTCGAAGGCGCGGTTGCCGACGCATCGGAGAAGCTGCTGTTCGTGCTGAACAACAACGGCACCGAGCGCACCATCCGCCGCATCACGCACTACGTCGAGGACTACGGCTACACGCTGCATCCCGGCCAGCCCGAGCAGGACGAACTGTTCGAGGACGACGACTTCCGCGGCCACGCGCCGCAGGGCGTCCACACGCTGCCGAAGGCCCCCGAGCCGGAGTACATCCTCCGCGCCCGCCGCCGCGTCCGCGCAATCCCCGTAACCAACCACGGCTACCCGTAAGGAGGACCGCCGTTGATCCTCGTATTCGACTGCGAGACCAATGGCCTCCTCGACGAACTTGACACGATCCACTGCATTTCCCTCCAAGAGGTAGATGAGACCGGCGCACCGCGCGGTCCCATCCTGTCCGCCAACGATCACGGCACGGGCGAAATGACAGTCCGTCAGGCCGTCGAGAGGCTCAAGAAGGCCAAGCGCGTTGTCGGCCACAACATCGCCGGATTCGACATTCCGGCTATCGCCAAGGTGTTCCCGGACTTCAAGGTCCAGGCGTACTTCGACACGCTGCTGATGTCCACGCTGGTCTACCCGGACCTCAAGGACCGCGACTTCAAGGCCCGCAAGAAGCAGGGAGCGAACCCGGTGTTGCCGGGCAAGCTGATCGGTCGCCACTCCCTCGAAGCGTGGGGCTACCGCCTCGGCCGCTGGAAAGGCGACTACGCGGCGCAGATGGCCGCACGCGGCCTCGACCCCTGGGCACAGTGGTCTCAGGAAATGGACGACTACTGCGACCAGGACGTTGCGGTCACGCAAGCGCTGTTCGCGTTGTTGATGAGCAAGGGCCTCCCCACCGAGGCCATCGAGCTGGAGCAGGCCGTCGCGCCGATCCTCTCGCGTCAGCAGCGCTACGGCTACCTGTTCGATCAGGAGAAGGCGCGTGAGCTGGAGTGCATCCTCGTGTCCCGGCGCACTGCGCTGGAGGCCGAGCTGCGCAAGGTCATTCCGCCGTGGAAGGTGGTGAAGCGCAAGTTCGTACCGAAGCGCGACGACAAGCGCCGCGGTTACGTCAAGGGCGTGGAGGTCACGACCTACAAGGACGTGGTGTTCAACCCGGCAAGCCGCCAGCACATTGCTGACCGCTTGACTGCAATGTACGGCTGGCAGCCCCAGGAGTTCACCGAGAAGGGCCAGCCGAAGATCGACGAAGAAGTCCTGGGCGCGCTCAAGTTCCCGATCATCCCGCTCCTGCTGGAGCACTTCATCGTCAACAAGCGCCTCGGCCAGCTCGCCGAAGGCGACGAGGCGTGGCTCAAGGCCATCAAGAAGGACGGCCGCATCCACGGCAGCGTGAATCAGAACGCAGCGGTGACCGGCCGCATGACGCACTCGAAGCCGAACATCGCTCAGGTGCCGAAGGTCCAGCACTCGAAGGAGAAGGGAATCCTCAAGGGCCAGGAAGGCGGCTACGGATTCGAGTGCCGCTCGTTGTTCTGCGTCCCAACAGGGAAGCTCCAGGTCGGCGCGGACGCCTCGGGATTGGAGCTGCGCTGCCTGGCGCACTTCATGGCAAAGCACGACGGCGGCGAGTACGCCAAGGTCATCCTCGAAGGCGACATCCACTCCGTCAACCAATCGGCGGCAGGACTGCCCACCCGCGACAACGCCAAGACCTTCATCTACGCCTTCCTCTATGGGGCGGGCGACGCGAAGCTCGGCTCCATCGTGGGCAAGGGACGCCAGGCCGGGGCGAAGCTCCGCTCCAAGTTCCTGGCCGGGCTGCCTGCGCTGGAGAAGCTGGTACGTGGGGTCAAGAAGCGGGCGGCCGAGAAGGGATACCTGATCGGTCTCGACGGCCGGAAGCTGCACATCCGCAGCGACCACGCCGCGCTCAATACCCTGCTCCAGTCGGCCGGTGCGCTGGTGATGAAGAAAGCCCTGATGATCCTCGACGCCGACCTGCAAGCAGCAGGGTTGGTGCCGGGCGTCCACTACGAGTTCCTCGCCAACGTCCATGACGAGTGGCAGATCGAAGTGGACGAGGACAAGGCCGAGTTCGTGGGCAAGACCGCCCAGGCTGCCATCCGCAAGGCTGGCGATCACTTCGGCTTCCGCTGTCCGCTGGATGGCGAGTTCAAGATCGGAAGGAATTGGGCCGAGACGCACTGACCCGCGGCAAGCGGGACATTGCACTCGCCCTGGTGCGCCAAGCGAAACGCCGGGCAGCAAGGAAGGGACTGCCGTTCGACCTCACGTCGGACGACATCGTGGTCCCCGACTTCTGCCCGGCGCTGGGCATCCCGCTGTACCGCGCTGTCGGGCGCAAGGCCCAAGGCCCCAACTCACCCACGCTCGACCGCATCGAACCTGACCTCGGCTACGTCCGGGGCAACGTGCGCGTGATCTCCGCACGCGCGAATCAGATCAAGTCCGACGCGACTCCCTCGGAGCTTCTGCGAGTCGCCTGTTACGTCCAAGAGAACCGATGAACCCAACCAACATCCTGCGCGCCCTCGCGGCGCTGCTGGTCGTTGCCGCGCTCGCGGCTGGCGGCTTCGCAGCCTGGAAGTACATCGCAATGGCCCAGCGCGTGACGGAGCTGGAGGAGTCGGCAAAGGAACTGGCCGACCTCAAGCAGACCGTCGAGACCCTCAACCGCGAAGCCGTGCGCCGCTCTGCCTTCGATGCAGCGCTGCGGAACGCCCGCGCCACCACCAACCGCTCTGTGGAGATTGCAGCAAATGCTGACCCGGAAACTGGCGATTACCTGTCTCGCCGCATTCCTGACGAGCTGCGCCGCGCACACCTCGAAAGTCGTGCCGGAGCAGTTCCTCCAGCCGACCGTCATTGAGGGCACGCACTCCTCACTCGACGCCGTGATGGCTGACCCGACCACCACCACCTACGACCTCTACCGCTTCGGCGGCAACGCCGAGGACGGCCTCCTGCGCTGCAACGCCGACAAGGCGAGCGCCCTGGAAGTCCTCAAGGAATCGAACCGATGAACGAGAATCAGCTTCGCGTGCATTTCATTGGCGGCCCCGCTGACGGCGATGTCCGCTTGATCGCTCCGTGTACTACCTACCGCGTGGCTGTGCTCGAACACCAGCCCGAGGTTCACGCCTACAACGCCAAGTGCCCGTGCTGCACGGAGCGCATGCTGCGCCCCGTGGAGTGGAACACCGCGATCTACTTCATCCGCCGCGTTGGCGAGAAGTGCTGGGTCGCCGTACACGAGAGCATGGCATGAAGCGCGCACTTCTGATCCTGGCGCTGTGCGCTGGCCTCGCTGCGTGCGACATGAAGCCTTGGCCGCCACGCGCCGATTACGGCTCGTGCCTGAAAGGACACACCGAGAGTGGCCTGATGCTGATCCACAACAGCAATGGCGGATTCTCGTACATCCCCACCAGCGATTACGTCTGCGACGAGTACGAGTACCCGCTCGGCGACGGCCCGGAGTACCAGGCCGGAATGAAGCGCTACGCCGCCGAGCTACAGGCGTGGTATGAGCGCCACCCGGAGAAGCGGCCATGACTTCCTACGTGACCTATCGGCCACCGCATGCGGCCGGTTCCTGGGTCATCGGCGGCAACTTCTTCGTGCAGGTCAGGGAGCGTCCGAACTGGCTGCACCGCTGGTTCGCGCTGGCGTTCCTGGGATGGCAGTGGGTGGACGCATGAACAAGCGCGGCCCCCTGCTGCTGATCGACGCCGACGTGCTGCGCTACCAGCTCGCGTTCTCGAACACCGCGAACATCGACTGGAACGGCGACGGCAACAAGGTCGAAGCGATCCAGCCCGAGCGCGCGAAGGCGAAGCTGGAGGACTACATCGACGAGATCGTCGAGAAGTTCGGCGCGCGTGATTACCTGCTGGCCCTGTCCTGCAAGAAGCACAACTTCCGCAAGGACATCGACCCGACCTACAAGCTCAACCGCGCCAGCAAGGATAAGCCTGCCCTGTGGTACGTGCTCGACGAGTTCGTATACGACGAGTTCGGCGACAAGATCGTGGAGATCGAGAACCTGGAAGGTGACGACGTGCTGGGCCTGCTGGCCTCGCACCCGAATCCGAAGCGCGCGCCAGGTAGCCGCATCGTCGTGTCCATCGACAAGGACATGCAGACGATCCCCGGCATCCGTCTCTACAACCCCAACCGTCCCGACGTGGGCGTCCGGCCGATCTCGGCTCACGACGCTGACCTGTTCTGGATGAAGCAGGTGCTCACGGGCGACCAGGTGGACAACTACCCCGGCTTCCCCGGCATCGGCCACAAGGGCGCGGACGAGCTGCTCATGCCAATCCACGAGGCGTACCGCGATGCGTCCGTCGAGGAGCACCTCGGCGCGCTGTGGAACACCGTCGTCACCACCTACACCACCCGCATCCCCCGCGGCGGCACCGAGCCGCTGTCGAAGCACGATGCGATCCGCCAAGCACGCCTCGCGCGAATCCTGCGCTACGGCGACTACAACCCCAAGACCAAGGAAGTGAAGCTGTGGAAACCCTGATCCTGTTCATCACCATCGTCGCCGTGCTGGCCGTGCTGTTCGCCTTCGTCGCCTACGGCGCTGCCTGGCTGTGGTGGCGCAGCCTCAACACCCTCGAACGTGCCATGTACCGCGACGCCGCCAGTATCAAGCTGTGGCCCGCTGCTGTCGGCGCTGTCGGCGTTGCTTGGCTGGTCGCACGCTCGCTCGCGTGACGATTAGCCCCGCCTGGCCCTAGCGTTCTCCCAATCAGCAATTAATTCGTCCCGGACGTGATCCGCTGCAACCGGACGCACAACCTTGTCATGCAAAAACACTGTGACTGTCGGTTTGCCGTCAGCGGTCTCCCCGCCGACCACCTTGAGATTTACCAGCGACTGCACCCTATTGACGAGATTGTCGTGGTCTTGCTGAGCCTTAGCGGGAGGGGAATGCTCGTAACTCGCCTCAGCGGCTACGAAGCCGTAAATCCTGTCTGCGTAGTTCTGTTGCGTGTGCGTTACTTGTTCGTATTCGGCGTACTCGATCCCGTCCATAAGCGGCTCCTTTTCTGACCGCTGAGTATGCGGCATTAACATCCCTGTTGGTAACTGGCCCGCTTCGTGCGGGCCTTTCCTTTTCTGGAGTCCCCATGAAGATCATCGGAATTACCGGCCGCGCCCGTAGCGGCAAAGACACCCTGGCCGAGTTCCTGGTCAGCGACCACGGCTTCGTGAAGCTGTCCTTCGCGGCCCCGATCCGCGCCTTCGTGGCGGACATCACCGGCCTGCCGGTGTCCGCGATGGAGGACGGCCCGCTCAAGGAGGAGCCGCTCGACTGGCTCAACGGGCAGACCCCGCGCCGCCTGATGCAGACCGTGGGCACCGAGTGGGGCCGCGAAATGATCGACCGCGACCTGTGGGTCAAGGTGGTCGCGCAGAAGATCCGTCAGGCCCGTCGCGACGGCGCTGCTGGCGTCGTGGTGTCGGACGTTCGCTTCGACAACGAGGCGCAGTTCATCCGCGAGTGGGGCGGCCAGGTGGTCCAGGTGCTCCGCGACAGCGCGGCCCCGGTCTCGGCGCATGCCTCCGAGGCAGGCGTCCACGGCGACCTGATCGACACCGTGATCGACAACAACGGCCCGATCCACCGCCTGCGGATGGTCGCGGAATCGCTGGCCCGACTCTAAGGGTTTAGTGGTCATCATCGGGGGAAACGACAGTTTCCCCACCTATTCATAACCCAGGAGTTCTATGCAAATCCCTCTGCACTCCTACGACCTGATCGACCTCCTGGACGAACTGCACCCCGAAGTGATCTACGACCCCGCCCAGCCGAAGGAGGAGTTCCTGCTCCGGCAGGGCGAGCGCCGCCTGATCCTCCGGCTCAAGGCGCTGCGGAAGGTCGAGCAGATGGAGCACCGCGCCCGCTAATCATGTGCAGCAAGCCCAACATGCCGGACCAGCAGGAGAAAGACCCGATCCTGCTGACCCGCCAGGACACCCAGCCGACCGGCCACGCGGCCGATCAGCGGCGTAAGTCCAAGGTCCGACTGGACCTGAACAACGCAACGCAGTACCAAGGACTGACCATTCCGAATGGCTGACGCCAAGCAGACCTCGGCCGAGAAGCAGACGGCCGCGAAGCGCTACGGCGATCTCAAGTCCAACCGCAAAGAAGCCGAGACGCGCGCCAAGCGCTGCGCCAAGGTCACCCTGCCCCGCCTGTGGGTGGACGAGGGCGCGAAATCGCGTACCCCCGGTTCCGCCTACATCGACACCGGCCCGAAGTGCGTCAACGCCTTGGCCTCGAAGATCGTGCTGGCCTGGCTCCCGCCGAACGCCTCTGTGTTCAAGCTCGCGCCTGACCAGGCCGTCGCCGAGAACATCGCCGAGCAGGCTGGCGTGGAGACCTCCGAACTGGAGGCCGCGCTGGTGGACGTGGAGCGGGTCATCGTCAACGACCTGGAGACCAGCGGCGTCCGCCCGGTCCTCAGCGAGGCGGCCAAGCACGCCATCGTCCTCGGCAACTTCCTGCTCTACGACCCCGACGAGGGCAAGCCCAAGCTGTACCCGCTGACCTCCTACGTGACCGACCGCGATGGCCTGGGCAACGTGCTGGAGATCATCACGCTCGACAAGATCGCCCCGGCGATGCTGCCGGATTCGATCCGCGCGGCGGTGATGCAGAAGCTCGCCCAAGAACGCGACGAAAAGACCAAGAACGACGACGTGAACCTCTACACCTGGGTACGTCGCTCGGAAGATGGCAAGGAGTGGGAAGTGGTCCAGGAGGTCGAGGGCGTCGAAGTCCCCGAGACCGTGGGCACCTACCCCATCGACGCCTGCCCGTGGATTCCCCTGTGCGCCCCGCCGTCCCTCGTGGACGACTACGGCGAGGGCCTGGTCTACGACTACGTGGGAGCGTTCGAGTCGCTGGAGGCGCTGCGCAAGGCGATCCGCAAGGGTGCCGCCGCGCTGGCGAAGATCATCATGTTCCTCAAGCCGACCTCGACGATCCGCGAGCGCCAGCTCACCGAGGCCGAATCCGGCGCGGTGCTGCGTGGCGAGGCCAGCGACGTGACCACGCTACAGCTCCAGAAAGCCTACGACCTGAACTTCGTGCGTCAGGAGGCCGAAGGGCTGGCGAACTCGCTGGAGCTGATCTTCGGCGTGAAGTCCGCCGTGCAGCGCCCCGGCGAGCGCGTGACCGCCTACGAAATCCGGGTGCTCACCCAGGAACTCGACGACGCCCTTAGCGGCTTCATGGCGATGTCGGGCGAGCAGCTCTTGCTGCCGCTGATCCGCCGCCGCCTGCACAAGCTCCAGAAGCAGGGTCGCCTGCCCGAGCTGCCGCAGGAACTCATCAAGCCGCGCATCACCGTTGGCATCGCTGCCCTCGGCCGCGGCCACGACCTGAACAAGCTGATCGAGTTCGGTCAGGCAGTGGATGCGCTTGTCGGCGCAGAGGAGAAGGCACGCCGCCTCAACAGTGGCGAGGCGATCTCCCGACTGGCCGCCGCTTCCGACATTTCCACCAAGGGCCTGATCCGCTCCGACGACGAGCTTGCTGCCGAGCAGCAGGACGCCTCGGCGCAGGAGGCGATGGTCCGCGCCGCTCCGAATATCGCCTCAGCGATGACCCAAACCCCGTAACCCCGAGAAGGACGCAATGTCGAACGAAACCACCGAGAAGCCCGCCAAGCCGACCAAGGAAGCCCCGAAGGCTCCGAGCGTCGAGCGTAAGGGCAAGGCCGAGATCACCCGCAAGACGAACGGCCTGGTCATCGTCAACTACAAGCCCGAGGACAAGTAATGTCGCAGCCGGGCAAGTCCGAAGTGACCGTCAGCCTTGACGGCATCAACGGCCAGCCGACCCCAGGTCAGCAGCCGCCGCAGAACTCCCAGGACACCCAGCAGCCCGCACAGGGCGCGCAGGGTGGCACCGATGGCGAGCGCCTGTTCGGCGGCAAGTACAAGACCGTGGAGGAGCTGGAAGCCGCCTATGCAGAACTGAGCACGCCAGCCGACGACAAGGGTGGCAAGGGCGGCCCCGCGACCATCGACGACGCCACCGCGGATGACGCGCGTGACGCCCTGGCGCGGGCTGGCCTGAACCTGGACGACTTCGCCACCGAGTTCAACTCGAACGGCTCGCTGTCGGAGGAGAGCTACAAGAAGCTCCAGGACGCGGGCTATCCGAAGGAGCTGGTGGACGTGTACGTCGATGGCCTGCGCGCTCGCGTGCAGACCTACGAGAACGCCGTCTACTCGCCCGCAGGTGGCAAGGCCGGTTACGACGGCCTGGTCCAGTGGGCCAAGACCAACCTGAGCGCCGAGCAGAAGCGGGCGTTCAACGAAGCGGTGCAGTCCGGCGACGCCGGCCGCGCAGCGCTGGCAGTCCAGGGCCTCGTCGCCCTCCGTGGCGGCAACGGCCGCCTTCTGAATGGCAAGACCGCATCGAACGCCGATGCTGGCCCCAAGCCGTTCCAGTCGCAGGCGCAGGTCGTCGAAGCGATGCGCGATGTGCGCTACCACCGTGATCCGGCTTACCGCGCGGAAGTCTCCGCCCGCCTGGCCGTGTCGCCGCTGTTCAAGTAATCCACTCAACCTCAAGCAAGGACTAAATGTCGGACGCAATCCCCTCCCGCCTGGGTCAAGCCCAGGCCAACGGCGACGCCTGGGCGCTGTTCAAGCAGAACTACACTGCTGAAACCATCACCAGCTTCGTCGAGAACTACAAGCTGGACGGCCGCGTGTCGGTGCGCAACATCGAGAGCGGCAAGTCCGCCTCGTTCCCGAACGTCGGCACCATCGGCTCCGAGTACCATGTGCCGGGCACCGAGATCAAGGGCCTGGTGGTCGAGCACAACGAGACCATCATCACCCTCGATCCGATGCTGATCTCGCACGCCTTCATCGCCAACATCGACGAAGCGATGAACCACTACGACGTGCGTTCCGAGTACACCCGTCAGCAGGGTGCGGAGCTGGCGCTCAAGCGCATGCAGAACGAGCTGCGCTGCGCGATCCTGGCCGCTCGTACCACCGAAGGCAAGGTCGAAGGCCAGCCGGGTGGTGCCATCATCAAGGCCGCCACGATGGCCTCCGATCCGACCGTGCTGGCCGATGCGTTCCGCAACGCCCGCATGCTGTTCGACGAGAAGCTGCTGCCGGACAACCCGCAGGAGTTCACTGGCGCACTGGCCCCGGCTCAGTGGTATCTGCTGACCGAGAACAAGGACTTGATCGACCGCGACATCAACGCGGAATCGAACGGCTCCTACGGCCAGGCGGTCATTTCCTCGGTCGCCCGCATCCCGCTGGTGAAGATCAACGCGATGCCGCGTGTCGATGAGTCGTCCCTGGCCTCGATCCCGGCCAAGTACCGCGGCAACTTCGCGGACACCGTGGGCGTGATCTTCCACCGCTCGGCGGTCGGCACCCTCAAGCTGCTGGACCTGTCCCTGGAGGACGTGTACCAGGGCGAGAAGCAGGGCACCCTGATGCTGGCGAAGTACGCGCTGGGTCACGGCATCCTGGCTCCGCGCGGTGCCATCGAGCTGTCGAAGGCCCCGTAAGCAATACAGCGCCGTTGGGCAAATCCCGCGGCGCTTCAATCTCTCTCCATCTACGGGGGACATCCACATGGGTGTCCCCCGTTTTTTTGCCCCGAATCCATGAACCTCGAACTCACTCCGACCACGGAACTCGAAGCCGTCAATGTGCTGCTCGGTGCTATCGGCGAAGCGCCGATCAGCGACCTCGAAGCGCTCGGCAACCTGTACGCCTCGCAGGCGCGCGACACCCTCCGCGCGGTGAGCCGCGAGGTCCAGACCGCTGGCTGGTGGTTCAACACCAGCGAGTCGTTCACCTTCACGCTCAACGCGGAAGGCAAGGTGCTGCCGCCGCAGTCGATCCTCAAGCTCGTCCCCGCACGCGGAAGCGAGCCGCTGGTGA